AGTTAACATTTGGTGCTACTAATGAATATATATTGATCGAAGGGGGGAGATTCTGGATCGTACTATAGCGTATACCCCCTCAGATTTTTATCTTAAATTATCTGAGGGAGCACACTAGGTCTACCTAATAAGTCCTAAGTTTCACAGGTTTCTGTGGAGGGGGCTTGCGTCTTACCTTAGGTTTAGGCTGAGGGTTCTTGTATCCTTTAAGCTTTGGCATAATTACAGTCCTTTGTGGTTCCTGATCTCTCCTTTAGAAGAGTCATAAGGTAACCTAGTTGATAATTTAGATACACCTTGGTTCTTTAGTGTCATACCACTGGTATCCTTAGGACTAGGGGTGGGATTAGGTCTCCCAAGGCTAGAGTTAAAGCCTCCGTTCCCTGTGTCTCCTGATACTTTCTTTACTTTCATTATCTAGCTCCTTTACTTGTTTAATTTTATGGACTTTCTTTATATTAAGTGGGGTTATACTCTGGGTCATCTTTAGTGTACTTATTGGCACGTTCTATAGCCTCCTTATACTTAGCTTTATATGCACTAAACTCTACACTTATCATCTCTAGTTTAGCTTCTATCATTACACATCTAGTACAGGGTTCAACATTACTATCCATTAAGCTCCTTTAGCATTGAATACTACACAACCCATGTTAACTTCAGATGGCACAGGTTGCTTTTGTTGTTCAGCTTGTTGAAAGATTTCTCTCATACGTTTAATACAGTCTTGTTCACTGTGAAAGGTCTGACCGATCTCAGCGTGTCGTACAGATACAGGATCACCCCCTAGGTGGATTATCATTAGTAACCAAAGCATCTTACCTCACATTAGTCCACACGGACTCGTCTATATTAGTTTCATTAACAGTATTCATAAAGTTCATTATTCCATCCATAAACTCCTCTTGTTGACGATCTTTGTAAGCAGCGTGTTCATCTTGAGCCATTTGTTCCCACCAGTAGTGGACACCCATAGCCAGTACGTCCAGCCTATCATCATACTGTAGAGACCCCTTGTCTCTTGTCAATCTAGTCATTTGGTAGAACAGTTGCCTCCTAGGTTCCTCCTTAGACTCCTCATAATCCCGTTCTACTTCTGACCTATCAAATATAAGCCTATGTTGATTCATAACAGGCTCTAAGTCATCTATAATCCTTGCTTCCTTCTGTTTACTATGTTTGATCTCCTCAACAGTACACCTATGGTATTTAAAGAGGATGGGCTTAAATATCTCAGTATACATCCCATCCCCAAAGTTAGCCTCAATTTCAATGAGGTTGACTGCGTGTTTTTGAGCAATCTTAGCCAACTGCGTAAGAGTGGCATTGTCATACCCACCTTTAAGTCCTCCTATAGCTAATACAAAGATTTTACCATGTAACAACTTAGTAACTACATATCCTGTCTCATCCTGCCCTCTACCACTAGGATCTATGTGCATAGCAGCCCCAGTATAAGTAAAGTAGTCTTGAGAAACGTGCATAGGCTTGTAGAAGTAGTCTCCAGTGAGACCTACAGCAGGTAGATCCAGTAGATCATCCTTGCCATATAGTACTTCTCCTGGGCCTTTCTCTGTACTTAAGGGTATTACAATCAAATGTTCTAGCTTAAGTGGGTATCTCTGGTCATCTTCACCAGAAGTATCCAGCATAAACTGTAAAGCAAACCCTGATTTACCATAAGATGCTTCTCTTTCACTCAAATCAAGGCTATCAAACCTCAATGGGTCTGTAGGCTCCTCAGGCTTGATCTGAAGCTCTTTGATAAAAGGGGATAGTCGGTGTGCATAGAACTCTTTAAGACGCTTATCTGGCATCCTAGCAGGCCATATTCTACATTCATAGCCTCTATTCTGTAGTCCTGCGTATAACGATTCTTCAACCTGTGGTGTCCCAAGGTATACTATACGTCCTACCTTAGGCATTACTACTGCATCAAATTCTTTTACCACTTCGCCCAACTTGTCTCTCATTACCTGAGTCAAAGCATTGGATAATACTTCAACATCATCAGCAATGATAAAGTGAGCACGAGAGCCTACAATTTGTCCGGTGATACCTACAGATTTAACTGAAGGTGCATGAGCTGCTCTACTGGGAGCTACATCAAAGGCAACATTAGAGTTTCTTTGCTCTTCTCTTGCCCTGAGATGCTGAAGAATAGGCATCTCATGGATAATCCGTTTAGTAAAAGTAGAGAAATCATCAGCCCTTTGTTTAGATGCAGATATAACCAGAAACTTTAATTGTGGGTCAACAAGTAACTTCCATACAACAAAAGCAGAAGTAATCCAAGATTTACCAACACCTCGAAAGGCCTGGATAATAAGTCTCTTAGGCCCATACTGGAGATACTCAGCGATGTCGTATTGTATAGGAGTAGGAGGAGGTAGAGCAAGGTGCTTCCAAGCAATATAAAGAAAATTCCTGAAATCACTCTTAATTAGTTTGAGTTGATCTACTTGGGGTTTCATCAAACGGTAACTCCTCCACTAATCCTTTTATGTCTTCATTATTAGCACCCAGACACTCAATGTTATTGTCTCGTAGAAACTGCCTTGCAACATTAAGGACTGATGCAGGAGCTGAAATTTGTTCAATAGTTCCATCTTTAGATACCGAGGTTACACCATTTATAAGTTGATCTTTAAGTGTTCTAGCGATAATTCCATGTAGATCACCTAGGTCTTTAACGGTTCCATTACTCATTATTTACATACCTCTTTATAGAGATCATTATTTCTAGCTATCTTAGCTAAATCTTTTACTACTACACCTGTAGGTTTATTCTTAGTTATCCACTCTTTAGTCTCAGCACTAAGTTGTACTGGCTCATACCACAGACATTCTTTAGAGTAGTATGAGTCAGCATTATAAAGTCCTAACCCAAAGTTAGCCGTAGGTGCAGCCATTTGTGGTAGTATACTACAGCCCGTTAAGGACATCAGTAACACCAGTACGATCTTTAACTTCAGCCTTAGCTTTATCAAGTTCATCTTCTACTTCTTGTAATGCAGCCATCCCTTTAGGATGATTGACGTTATTAAAGATGTTACCAGCTAACCAGTTAAAGATAGGCCAAAGTTTACCTAATACAGGTATTTTATTCACTAACCTGTCAGGCATAGCTCCAGTTAGAGCTGTAAACATCAGTACGACTTCTCCTACTATCTGGAACCAACTTTGGTTCATAAACATTTCCATTCTGTTTCTCCTTAGTTAGGTGTACAAACATAATAAGCCAGACACCATCCTATTACTACCATCAATGCCATAGTTCCAGGGACTCTATTTAGTACGTCCATTAGTTACAATTCCTATCCATTATTGATACATTAGTAACCAGAGATAATGGAATAGCTCCATATCCCTTGTATTTTCCTATTTCACTTCTATCCTTATTATAACCAATAACTACATGATCATTAGATACACCCATAAGAAAACCACAGGACTCATAGACAGCCTTTTGTACATCTAAGTCAGCTATAGTTACTTCTTCTGAGTTATCATAAGGATCAAACCATTCTACTAATACAAGTCTATGAAGATTATCTTTAGAAAGCATAATATCTTTATTCAACTGTACATTAGTCTTACGGCTACTCATTTCTTATTACCTAGTAAGTGTTCAAGTATTATATTTAAGTCTTTTCTAATAGGTGCTAATTGAGTCTCTAAATACTGACGATCCATTTGTTTAGACTCTAGTTTATCTATACGTTCATGAGCTATGTCAATAGATTTGAATAACCTCTTGAATATCCAAAGTCCTACTCCAAGTAGACCACTACTTACAGCTATTACTATTTCATTAATTTTGTCCACTTACTTTCCTTTTTTAGTAGGATTAGGTAGGTCTCCACTGACTATTCTTATGTCTGTCACCTTGTCTTCCTTAGATTTCTCTAGTTCATTAGCTCTTATATGAAGACCAGCAATGTCAGACTTATACTCTTGCCTTGGTACTGTAGTATACTGTAACTCGTCTATCCTACGGTCTACCTCATGTATCAACCCTGCGTGTCTACCTACAGTAGAACCATCGGCCTTCTCCTTCTCCAGAGCATCTACCTTAGCTGTAATACGGTTGATAAAGAACCAACCTATGCCTACAAATATTGCCCATGCTCCCTCTAATATCTTCTCCATTCATTATTCAGGCTTAGGATATTTGGCCTTCACATCAGACCTACGTTTCTCAAGTGCTGCTTTATCGTCAGTATCGTAAAGAGCTACCACTAGCTCCTCAATCTTTGGGTATTCCTTTAATCTTTTTTCCTTATAACTCGCACTAGCCTCTGTGTATGCGTTGACCATGACACTGATTTCATCCAACGTACCGTCAGCAATTATGAAGTCATCCAATGCCATGCCTCTGCTGGTAATAAATTCCTGACATAATCTCAGATGTTCTGGGTTTGCTACAGTCTGAGAAGAAC